CAGCATTCCGAGCGGATACCTAAATACCGCTCTCACAGAAGCGTATCAAGGGCGTGTCGCCAATCTGTACGTCGCTTTCCTGGCGCTGCCGCAGCACACGCTCGTTACCGATCCGGTCCTTGAGTGGTCCGGGACCATGGACGTGATGACGGTGCAGGACGATGGCAAGACCGGGACAATTCAGATCACGGCAGAATCCGCGCTCTTTGATTTCGCGCGTCCCGTGCCCCTGAACTGGGCCGACAGCGAACAGCAGGCTCTTTACGCTGGCGACCTGGGCCTGCAATATCTTCCGCAGATGGGCACTAAGCAGCTGGTCTGGCCGGCCGCATCGTTTTTCGCCCAGTAGCCGCGATGGCCTCGATCATTCAAAGCGTGACGCTCACGCGGGCCCAGGATTGGCCTGAACGCCTCGAGGCCTTCCTGCGCCAGCGGCGGAACGCTCCTTTTCAGTGGGGCCTTAACGACTGCGTACTTTTCGCGGCCGACTGGGTGTTCGATGCCACCGGACACGACGCTGCGGCAGACTTTCGGTCGACCTATGAAGATGCCGAGGGGGCACTGCGCCTGGCGCGCTCGCTCGGCGGACTGGACGAGATCGCCACCGCCGCACTCGGCACTCCGATCCTGTGGCAGCGCGCCAGCAAGGGCGACATCGTACTGGCGAAATTCGAGGATCGCGAAAACCTAGCAGTATGCGACGGCGCATATCTCGCTGGGCCCGGACTCGACGAACTTCGATACCTGCCGATGGCGCGGCACGCGATGATGGCGTGGAGGGTCGGCGGTGGCTGACTTCGGCAAGATCCTCGGCAGTATTCTCATCGTCGTCGGATATTTTGCTGGCCCATGGTGGACCGTCGCTGGCGTGGCGATCATGGGTGTGTCCGGCGAGATGTCGGCGCGCAAGGCGCAGCAGCAGGCGCAACAGCAGGCCAGGGATGCCTACAACAACTCTCTGCGCGACCAATATGTCATGGTGCGCGGCTCGGTCACGAGTTCGCCCATCATCTATGGCAGAACTCGCGTTAGCGGGAACATCGTCTATGCCGAATCCACCGGAGCGAATAAGGATGTGCTCTGGCTGGTGATCGGCCTGTGCCGGCATGCCATCGACGCCGTCGAATCGATCTATCTGGATTCGAATCTATGCACAGTGAGCGGCGGTCTTGGCGACGGCAGCACCGCCACGGTGACCAGCGCGCCCTACGTGGTCGGCTCCCCGACCGATGGGCTGGATACCAATGGCACCGTGAGTTCGACCCCGTGGGTGCTAGGCCAAATACCGAACGGCGGCACCCTGAGGATCGTGCTGATGCAGCTACCGGGCCAGCCGTGGCGCAACCCGGCGCAGCGTGTCCTCGTTTCCGGGACCGATTACAACCTGGCGAGCCAGACGGTGACGTTCACGGCCGGCGGGATTGCGGCCTATGGCGGGACCGCGTGCCAAGCGAGCTATCGCTGGACCCCAGCGCAAAAGACATTCGTCCAGGTGACCCCACACTATGGGACCGCATCGCAAGCGGCCGATGCCGGCCTAATCGCCGGCAGCGCTGGCGGCTGGACATCGAATCATCGGCTGCGCGGCATCGCCTACCTCGTGGTGAAGCTTCAGTACAACCGCGACATTTTCCCGAGCGGGATCCCGAACGTGAGCGTCGTTGTGCGCGGCAAGCAGTTGTATGACCCGCGAACGACCACGACAGTCTGGTCGAGCAATCCGGCGCTTTGCGTGCGGGACTTCCTGACGGCCAGTCCCGGCTTTAACCTGGCGGGCGGAGCGGTTGACGATACGACGATCATCGCCGCAGCGAACGACTGCGATTCGAATATCCAGATCACGAACACGCCGACATTCCAGACCAAGTACACCTGCGACGGCGTGATCGATACCGGAGCGGACCGGGCGAGCAATCTGGATACGCTGGTCAGTTCGATGGCCGGGGCCGCCTACTACGTCCAGGGCAAGTGGAAGGTTCGCAGCGGCGCGGCCGTCTCGCAGGTGCTGACCCTGAACGAAAACAACCTGTCCGATGGCGCTGTAACCATCACGCCCTACGTCTCGCGCCGGGATCTTTTCAATTCTGCCAAAGGCAAATTCCTCGACGCCGCGCACGACTATCTGGAAACGGATTTCCCGCCTTGGGTGAGCAGCACCTATGTCAGCGCCGACGGCGGCGTGCAATACCCGCTTCAACAGTCCTTTCCGATGTGCGTGGATTCGGTGCGCTGCCAGCGCCTTGCCAAGATCCGCGTGCTGCAATCTCGACAGCTTTACACCATCCAGGCCTATTGCAATCTGAGCATGTATCAGGCCGCAGCTGGCGACGGCGTGACGGTGACACTCGCTCGCTATGGGATCAGTGCGCAGGCGTTCCGCATCATCGACAGGCAGTTAAACGACAAGCTTCAGGTCGTCTTGACGCTCGTGCAGGACAGCGCGAGCACCTATGCGTGGATCTCCGGCGAGCAGATCACGCTTGCGTCGAGCAGCGCCCTTATCCTACCGAGCGCCGCAAACGTGGCGACGCCCTCCGTGAGCGCGATCACCACGGGGGATGCGACGGCGATCACGAATATCGACGGCACGGTCGATGCGCGCATTCGCATCGACTTCAACGCCTGCACCGACAACAACGTGATTGCTGGCGGTTATCTGGAGATCCAGTACCGGACCACGCTGCAGGCCGACTACACGACGATGGGACGGCTCGATCCATCACGAACCACGGTCTACATCGACGGGGTGACCGCGACCGCGTGGTATCAGGTCAAAGCGAAGTACGTCAACGCGCAGGGCGTGTCGAGTCCGTGGACCTACAGCGACATTGTTGCGGCGGCGCTGACTACGGTCCCGGCATCGCCAGCGAATTTCAGCATCACGGAGATCGGCGCGGGGTTGCGACACTTCTATTGGGAAATGCCAGCGCCGGCCGACGCGGACGTGGCCTCGTTTGAGCTTCGCTACGTTGCGGGCGCATCGGCATCCTGGGGGACGATGAATCGGCTTGACGTCGTGCCTGTTGGAAAGCCGAACGCGCTTTCATGGATGGTTGACGAGACGCTGCCCGCAGCGGCCGGTACATGGTCCTTTGCGATCTGCTCCGTGCGGAGCAACGGCACGCAGTCGGCCCCGACCTACCTGACGAACCGGACCCTCGCCTACAAGCCTGGGAACTTTGTCGCCGCCGACGTGATAGGGCAATTCAACGATTCACAGATCGCCGCCCTGGCCGCGAGCAAGATCACTGGGCAATTGACCGACGCGCAACTGTCTGCCATCGCTGCGGCTAAGGTCACCGGCACGCTCAACGATTCACAGATCGCCGCGCTCGCCTTCACGAAGCTAACCGGCACAATCGCCTCGACGCAGATCGCGTCCGACACGATCACCGCGAAGCATCTTGCCGTTACCGACTTCACGAACCTTGTCGGCAACGGCGACTTTTCGACCGGTGACTTTAAAAACTGGTGTCGCCAATTTGGCGTGATTTCCGTGGTCACGGCAGCGAGCGCGCCTGCCGGATGCACGTCCGCCTATTGTGCAAAACTGATTTATCAACCTGGCACGGCGGTCGAGTCCTCGTTCACTGGCGGTGATATTTCATTCGACGCTGATCCCAATCTGCAAGGCGGATTCGCGGTCAAGGCGGGTGATCCGTTCTTTTTGCAATTCGACGTTGCGGGTCCTGCGAATGGGCATCTAATCGAATTTGAACTCGTGACGCGCAAGCTCGACGGCACTGTCAATGGGGCTGGTGCCGGGGCGATTAATGGCGGCAACGCGGACGGCGCGTGGCACACCTACTCTGGCGTCGGGGTCGCAACGTATGACGGCAGAGCGTACCCGCGCATCGGCTTATATGGTGGAACGAACGGCGATACCTTCTACGTGGCGAACGTGATCTGTCAACGCCGCGCCAATGCAAACCTTATCGTGGACGGCTCGATCAGCGCGGCGAAACTGCAAGCCGGTTCGATCCTCACGTCAAAACTATTCGTTGTGCCCGATGGGCTTTGCCCCGATCCGGGCTTCACCGATTGGGCATATTGGACCACGTGGCTCAATCAGGGCTACTGGTATTCCGAAACGGATGCGGGCGGCGCACTCGCGCTCGGCGTGCATCGCTGCGCGACTCTCTCATCCAGCACGTTCACCGCAACGACCGTGACATACATGGGGGCGGCGCTAACGCAATTCAGCGGCGTGGGGCAGATCATTCGATTGCGTTTCCGTGCGCAGAATCAATCGAATCAGCAGGGGTCGGTCGCCATTCGGTTTTTCGATGCGAATCAGACGATGATCTCGGATGTCGGCATGCTAGTTCCAGTATCGACCGGCCCGACAGACTATTCGGTACAGGGCACAGTCCCGACCGGAACCTGCTTCTATGCTTTCTTCATCGGCAATAGTGGTGGCGCGGCATTCAGCGGCTATATCAACGTCGCGCAAGTGAAGGCGGAATACGCCGCCGATGGGCAGGTGATCGTCGATGGCGCGATCACGGCGAGCAAGATCGCGGCGGGGCAGATCGACGCAAGCAAAATGAACGTCGGAACGCTGGCCGCGATCACCGCAAATCTCGGCGCGGTAACGGTAGGCAGCATTGCGCTCGGCAGCGGCAAGTTCAATCTCGCCAGCGACGGCACGCTCTCATGCAGCGGCGCGACCGTCGCCGGCACAGTGACAGCGAGCGCGGTTATCGCAAATTCCGTGACGACTGCTGGACTCGTCGCCAATGCCGCGACATTCCCGTGTAGCTACTACGTTGCGATCTGGGACCTGGCTTGCGATGGGACCTGGCGCACTGGCATCACCTGCCCGAACATTCCGTGCGATGGCTCCAATCCCGTGCTGCTGTTCTTCACGGCCGACCTGATCGTGCCCGCGCTGTTCGACTTCCAGATCGCGCTTTACCGTGACGGGACCTCGATATATTCGGTTGACGTTGGCGTGCCGACTTCGAACCAAGCCTTTGCGATCAGCTTTGCCGAGACGCCAGCGGCAGGCAATCACACCTATTCGATGCACGCCATGGCGAGCAATCCAGGGCAGACGCTTCGCTTTCAAGCTCTCACCATCGTCGGACTTCACTGCAAACGATGACGACATTCGCGGTCTACAGCACGACGGACGGCTCGATCAAGGGCTGCGGCTCATCGCCAGACTTGAGCGGGGCCGACATTTTCAAGGACGCCTCGACCTCCGTCTTGGACTCGGGCGGCATCTTCGCCGACCCGGCTTTGTTCTACGTGCGGCTGAGCGATGCGACGCTACAGGTCAGGGCGGCGCTTCCTGCGTTCAGCAAGACCTCAGTCCTGGCGAACGGCATCGATGCAGCGGTGATTGCAAGCGGGCTTCCGAATCCGACCCACGTCACCGTGAGCGGCGATGGTACGGAAGCATTCGACGTGACGGATGGGGCGCTCTCCCTGGCGTTCAGTGCGCCTGGCCGCTACAAGGTGACCCTGGACGCTGGCATGGCCTACGTTGTTCAAACCTCGACGATTGTGGCGACCTGATGGCAACCCGAACCGTAGCACCGACAGCGAAGGCAACCGCGCTTAATCAGATCGTGAACGATGCGCAGATCAAGGCGCTGCTTGCGGCCGACAACCTGCAGCAGATCAATACCTGGATGGGCAGCAACGTCACCGATCTGGCGAGCGCCCGCATCGTGCTCGCGAAACTCGCGGCTGCGCTCGTCTATGTCTGGAATCATCGATGAGTGCGTTGGTCTGCGGCACCGATGCCGAAGTTGACGCCGAGAACATTTAAGGGGATCCGATGGATTCGATACCGGACGGGTTCTACTTCAACGAGGCGCTGGGCCAGATTATCGAGGTCCGGGATTTGGACGGAGCCCAAGCTCAGGCCTACGCGAGCCTGAAGCTAGCCCGCGAGGCCGCAGAATATGCGCCGTTCGCGTTCAACGGCGTGATGTACGACGCTGGCCAGGAAGACCAGCGCCGCATCGCCGGCGCGATGCAACTGGCCATGATGGCTGGTATGGTGAATCAGCCCTTCTCGGTCGATTGGTCCACGCACGACAACGGCACGATAACCCTGGACGGCCCGTCGATGCTCGGCCTGGGCCAGGCGCTCGGCGCGGCGGTCGAGGCCGTGTTCGCGCGCTACCGGGCGGCAAAGGACAAGGTGTCGGCGGCGACCACGAACGTCGAAGCAGATTCGGTGCAGTTCTAATGGCAGAGCAGTGCGTCGACCGCCGATGGCTCGGATTCATCAAATGCCGCACGTATGTCACGGTCCCCGAACTCGTGGTGATCCTGGCCGGCTGCACGATCATCGGTGCTTGGACACTGTCAGTGCGTTCGGCCTATGAGGGCCACGAGGTCGACCGCCAGGCGCTGCTGAAGGTCACCGAGCAGCTAGATGAGGAACGAGAGTCCCGCGCTACCAGGGACGCCGAACTCGAGGCCACGTTCTCGCGCCTGCACATTCAGCCTCTGCGAGAGGCCGGCGCGCTCGCCCAGCCATTGACGGACTCGTTCGGGCGCCTAACCTGGACCGGAGAACGGGTCGACAACATTGTCAGTCAGCTGGTCAGGGACGAGGGCATCGTCCTGAAGCCATACCGGGTCGGCAATGATCCGAAGAATCCTTTGCTGATCGGCGCCGGCCATTCGCTCAACGCCCATGGCATCAGTGAGGCTGCCGCCCGCTTCATCCTGCGCGAGGATCTGGAAGACGTGCGCCGGCAACTGCAGCCCTATGGCTGGTATGCGAGGGCCGACGCGGTGCGCCGCGGGGCGCTGGAAAACATCGCCTACGCCGACGGGACCGGCGGCCTGGTGCATCTGGACGGCGTGGTCGACGCGGCAGCAGCTGGGGACTGGAAGCAAGCCGCCGACCGGCTCGGGGCGACCTCCTGGTGCGTCGCGACCGGGCCGCGCTGCGTGCGCATCCGCAAGCAACTGGAAGATGATCTATGGCATTAGGACCGCGCGACCCGACCGGACCGCATGCCGTCGAAAAATTCGCCAAGACGCGCACCGCATGGCCGGCATGGCTCACCCTCGCGGCCGGCTGGCTACCGGCCATTGGCGCCACGATCTGGGTCCTATGGGTGGGGGCGGCCTTTTACACCGGCACCGTGAGCGATCGCGCCTACCTCATGAAAACCGTTCCGGAAATAGACCGACACGTCGACATGCACGTGGCGGCAGATGCCGGACACATCGAGCGGATGAACGACCTGGAGCGGCGCATCAGTCAACTCGAGGCTGCCGAAACGCGGCGGGCCAAGGCAAAGCGATGATCGCCTCGCGCGATATCAACGACCTGGACCCGGTCGTGGCCGCCAAGGTCCGGCAATGGATCGGCGCCTGCGCCAAGGCTGGCATCGACATCATCATCACGTCGACCTTCCGCGACTTCGAGGCGCAAGGCAAGCTCTACGCGCAGGGCCGCGGCACGCCTGGGCCCATTGTCACCAACGCGCGGCCCGGTGAATCGAAGCATCAATGGCATGTCGCCGCCGACTTCTGTCCGATCGAGGGTGGCAAGGCGGCATGGAATGACAGCGCTGCGTTCACCCGCGCCGGCCAGATCGCCGAGTCCTTCGGCCTGCAATGGGCCGGCCGCTGGCAGGGCCCGTTTCGCGAACTCGCTCACGTTGAATTTACGGGTGGCCTGACGCTGGCCGACCTGCAGCAAGGAAAGAAACTCACCTCGGAGAATGTCGCATGAGCACGCCCGCATGGCTTCAAACGCTCGCCAAACTCGCACCGGGGATCGCCAGCGCCTTCGGCACACCGCTGGCGGGAATGGCCGTATCCGCGCTCGAATCGGTCCTGGGTGTGGGCAACGGAACGCCCGAGCAGGTGCAGGCGGCCATCGAAAATGCCACGCTCACCGGTGACCAGGTCGTCCAGTTGAAAAAGGCCGACCAAGACTTCGCCGCCCGGATGAAGCAAATGGACATTGACCTGTCGAAACTGCAGATTGAGGACGTCGAGAGCGCCCGGGCCCGCGAGGTCGCGGTGAAGGACCGAACGCCGGCGCTGCTGGCCTTCGCCATGATCGGCGGGTTTTTCGCGATCTCGACCCTGATCCTGGTGGGTCTGATCTTCGCGCCGGAGAAGGTGTCGTTGATCCCAGCGCCGGCCTGGGCACTGGTAGGCGGGATCCTGACCTACTTATTCGACGAGGCCGGCGCGGCGACGTCCTATTACTTCGGTAGCAGCATCGGCAGCGCGGAAAAGAACTCGACTATTGCCGACGCGGTCGGCCAGCTGCAGGCGAAGAAATGAGCTTTTCCGACACCTACTCCTACATGGCGTTGCGGTCGGTCGACCTATTCCTGGCCGCGATTTTCTGGTGGCACCGGCGCGACTACCCTGGTGGCCTGACGATCAGCACGCACTGCCTGCTCGCGATGCTCGATGGCAAGGCCTGGGGCGCCTGGGGCTGTCGGATGCTCGGGAGAATCGAAAAGGGGCATTGCCTGGTCGCGCTGCAGTCGGATCTCGCCGACGCCGAAGGCCTGGCTGGCCTTCTCGAGGCCGCGCTCGCCAAGATCCAGACTCAGGGTCTGCAGATTCCGTAGGTCCTCAGTTGCCGGTCGCCGCCGCCGAGGCGAGGTCGATCGCCCCTCGCGGATCCGCGTCGCAAGGGATCGTCGGCTCTCCCCAGGCGCATGCCGTCCGGATCGAGATCGACCCCGATCCGTCAGCGTTTCGGAGACGCGTGGCGCTGAAGGCGAGCTCACCGCCGCTGTAACCGGTTTTGCTGGGGCCGAATGTCTCGATCAGCGTTTCGTTGGCCATCCGGATTCGCCAGGTGCTGTGCTGACTGATCCAGACCTGCAGGTTCGCCCAGGCCGCGTCGCAAGCCGCCTGGGAGGCGCAAGGAAGGGCCGGCGAGGCTGCGGCGTGGTGATACGTCATCTGCGGGCCGGTCGCGCAACCTGACGCGATTGTGGCCGCCAGGAAGGCATTCAGGATCGGGCGGGACATGGGGGACTCCGGGGCTGGATTCTTTCCAATGTGGGGGCGTTCCGATCGGACGGCTTGACGATGGTCAAAAGTCCGAAACCTTCCCAGTTATTTCCCACCCCAGATGCATATTGCAGCGCAACCAAGGGGCGCCATGCTTGGCCTGCGATTTCTGCCTTCCTCTATGCATCTGTTTCGAAATCCGGTGTACGGTTCTACCGTACCGTGGGTTCGAATCCCACCCTCTCCGCCAGCGATAGTGATCGCTAACTACAGAATCCTTCCCAGTTATTTCCCAGTCGCGGTCCGCTTGCGCAGTCCGATCTTCGGCAGGCGTTTCACCGCCCGCGCCAGGTCTGGTCGCTCCGAGGCGAGGTAAATCCCCGTCGTCTTGATGTCGGCGTGCCCCAGGACGTCGCGCACATCCAGCAGGCTTGCCCCGCGCGCCATCATCAGGCTGCCGAAGAAGCGGCGCAGGTCATGCCAATATGTATTTTTGCTCCAGGCTCAAAAGATGCTTTGCCCCTGCCGGAAGAAAGCACCAGCGGTCGAACTTCTTCCCGTCGGCCTCGTGCTGCGCGATGCAGGCCATCACGTCATCTTCGTCAGCTTCGGCGATCGACATGGCTCGCATGTTGTTCAAGCACCACCGCAGCAGCTTCTTCGCTTCGTCGGTCATTCAAACATCCTTTCCTGCATGTCGCGCTTGCTGATCGTGCGTCTCATGTGGCTGTACTGGCTGATCCCGGTCCCGTCGATGCTGTCGGCGCCAAGCTTTTCGAAATGCTCGAAGCGCGCCGGATCGTTCACCCGACCGACGTGTGCCCACTTGCCGAGGATCTTCGCCGCCTTGATGCAGTGCGCGGCGTGATCTGATAGCTTAAAGTTGGTCGAGCCGCCGACGAAGATCGCCGCGATGTCGTCCCACGGGATCGGCAGATCCTGCTGCCCGTCCTGCATGACCAGGGCGAGCGGCCATGCGGTCAGGCGACCTTTCCAGTGGGCGAAGACCTCAAGCGTCCTGCGCGCCGATCCGACCACATCGGGCGCGGCCACGAATAGGCAGTTCGCCTTGTGATACTCCTCGCGTTGAAGCAGCGACAGGAAAGACTTTTCCTCGAACCGGCTGAAGGCTCCGTTATCAATCGCCCACGGCAGCGCCGGCTGCTGCAATGTGAAGCGCGTCAGCGGCGTCAACAACTGACCCACGTCGCAGCCCAGTTCGCCAGCGCATACGGTCAGATCCTGGCTGGTATCAAGCAGAACCAACATCGATCTGCGCCCAGGAGTCATCGTTCTCGTAAACTCGGATTCTTCTGACCCGATCCCCGATAACGCATATCGACAGGCGCTCGTGAAGGTAAGCGGCTAGGTTCTCGGCCGTCGGGTTCGGGATCTCGTCATTCAAAAGGCGGTGGTCGAGCGGCACCAGTAGCGTCGCCATGTAGGCGTCGAGGATCCCGAACTCCAGGACCATGCCGCCTGCCATCTGCCCGCCAAGCTCGACATCAACCCGGTAGTTGTGGCCGTGCAGCCGGTGGCACTTGTGCGTGTCGGGGAGTAGCGGCAGATGGTGCGCAGCCTCAAAGCGGTAGGTCCGGCAAATAGAGATCATCGAGCCTCCCGCAGCAGCTTCTTCGCTTCGTCGGTCATCGGGAGGGCTCCTGAATTAGAAGCTGGCCTTGCATTGGATTTGGCATCCACATGACCCAATGGTTGTGCTTCCGTCCTCTGCGGTTATTCGTAAATCGCTGTCCGATCATCGTGAACCCGGCCTCCCTCCAAAATGCGTTAGCGTCGATGTCCTCTGCTACATAGCAGGAAATCGCTTCGTATCCTTCTCGGTCTGCCTTGTCGATCAATCGCCTCACAAGTCGGAATCCATGCTCACGGCGCCTTGCGTCATACTGAATGCAGATTTGATAGATTCTGAGAACCGGGAAACCTGCGCCCCACACCATGAAGCCGCACCACTCGTCATTTTCCTTCTCGCTCCACAGTTGTCCTCGGAACAGATAGTCCTGTAGGCGGGGCTCCGGCAAGAATCCAATCTGCTCGTAATTTTTCCTGCTCAGATCGACAACGTAATCAAGCAAACTCATGATTTATCCTGCGCCCGGATCTTCCCCTGCTGCTCGCGTAGGGCGGATTCTGCGGCCTCGGCGCGCTCGGTCATCTCCAGCGCGTAGTCGTATATAGACACTGCTGTGTGCCCATCGCCCATGCCGTGAGCATCTACCGGCGATCCACACATGCAATGCAGACGGGCATTCAGTTGATCGTTCTCCGCCCGCAACCTCTCAATCTCGGCTGACTGATCCTGCGGGGCGGCGGCAAGTTCAGCCTTCAGAAATTCGACCTCCTTTTCCCTTGCGCGAAGCCCTCGCAGGCAGGACTCGTATGTAG